TTCAACATCAAAAGCTCTCGGTGTAGTTACTTCCGGTGTATCAGGACTTTATGCAGATCTATCAACTGCAACTGCTGCAACAATTAATCAATTACGTCAATCATTCCAAATTCAAAAACTTTTGGAAAGAGATGCTAGAGGCGGAACAAGGTACACCGAGATAATCCGTAGCCATTTTGGCGTAATAAGCCCCGATAGTCGGTTACAACGTCCGGAATACCTCGGAGGAGGAACAACAACTGTCAATATTAACCCGATTGCCCAAACATCTGCTACAGGTCAAACTGGAGCATCTACCCCTCTGGCTAACCTTGGTGCTATTGGTACTGCCTTGGCTCATAATCATGGATTTACTCAATCATTTACTGAGCATGGTGTCATAATTGGTCTCGTTTCTATAAGAGCGGATTTAACTTATCAGCAAGGCCTCCACAGAATGTGGAATCGTCTAACTCGCTATGATTTCTATTTCCCAGCATTTGCAATGTTAGGAGAACAATCTGTATTGCAAGAAGAAATTTATTGTACTGGCGACGTAAACGCAGACAATACTGTATTCGGATATCAAGAACGATGGGCGGAATATCGCTATAATCCAAGCCGTATTTCGGGCTTATTCCGTTCAACTGCAGCTGGCACTATTGATGCATGGCATTTAGCTCAAAAATTTACTGCAGCCCCAACATTAAACACTACCTTTATTCAAGATACACCACCAGTTTCACGAGTAGTAGCCGTAGGAGCTGCTGCAAACGGCAAACAATTTATCTTTGATTCTTTCTTTAATGTAAAGAAAGCAAGACCAATGCCAATGTACTCAGTTCCTGGTTTAATTGATCACTTCTAATGGCATTCGGAATTAACTTCGGAGGAGTTGGCGACCTGATCGGCGATCTTGGAAAGATTGCTGCACCAGCTGGTGATATAGCCGGCATTGCGACTGGTGGCATACCTTGGGGAACTATTGCATCTGCTGGAATGGGCTATTTAGGACAAATGGGTGCTAATAAAACTAATATGGATATTGCCCAAAACCAAATGAACTTTCAGCAACAAATGTCAAATACATCATATCAACGTGGTATAGCTGATATGAAGGCTGCCGGACTAAATCCAATGTTAGCGTACTCACAAGGCGGAGCATCTACACCAGCCGGAGCTACAACACAAGTTCAAAGTAAACTAGGAGCAGCTATTCAAGGTGCTCAATCTGCATCAGCTGCTCAATTAGCGAGAGATCAGTCAAGGGCGATAGACCCACAAATTGCCAATGTGATGAGCCAAACCGCCGTGAACTCTGCGACAGCAGGAAAAGTTCAGGCGGAAACAGAAAATACCAAAGCTCAGACGTTAAACGCATTAACGCAAAATCCAATATTGCTAAAAACTATTGAAGAAATGGGAGCCCGTATAAAATACTATGAGGCCTCAGCTAAATCTTCTTCTGCTTCTGCTGCCAAAACTAATGTTGAAACTAACATTATTAAACCAAATGAACAATTCGCTCAAGAAAATCCCACTTGGGCTAAATATGCTAATCCTGTTCAAGATGCATTAAGAACCATTTTGCAAGGAATATCTCCTCTTGCAAGAATGTTACCTACTACTCATACCACTATTAGGGCAAAATGAAACTTCCATTTTTACGTACCGCATACAACTATGATATGAATGCTGCGTCAAATGAGTCAGGGCTGCATTGTGAGGATGCATCCCTGACTCAGCAGCATTTCAAAGACGAAACGGATATAAATAATATTCTTCGTCAATTCAACGTCACCGGACTTCTTCCAGAAGCCCCTTTATCGCCTCGCTATGGCGATTTCACAGGTATAGGCGACTACCACTCTGCCCTTAATGCCGTAATCGCTGCAGAAGACGAATTCATGACTCTGCCAGCGGAACTTAGAGCTAGGTTTGAAAACGATCCTGCTCAACTAATCGACTTCTTAAGCGATGAAAATAACCGCTCTGAAGCGGAAAAACTCGGCCTTTTGGATATGTCAAAAGCCGAGAGCACAGTTACTCCACTTGATGTAACTGTGCTAGGTGACACCAATACCTTAAAAAGTGAATAACCGAGGATAAAAAAGTATGTATTTAAAACGCAAAAGTATGTCAAAACATAAGCATGCTAAACAATTTCGACGTCACGGGCATAAAACTAAAGCCGCTAATGTGCGGATGAGCCCTCAGCGTGGAGGCTGGAGGCTCTAATAAAACCTCTAGGCACCTCACATGCCATGTTATCACCCAATATCAGCGTACAAAACTGCTGATGGCTCTGTAGTCTTCTCAGAAAGACGATATTTTAATATCGTCCAAAATTTATCCTTACCCTGTGGTCAATGCATTGGCTGCAGGCTTGAAAAATCACGTCAATGGGCAATGCGTTGCATGCATGAAGCCCAGTTGCACGAAGAGTCTTGCTTTATAACCCTCACATATAACAAGGAACACTTACCTTTTGATAATTCACTCAATCATGACCACTTCCAGCGGTTCCTTAAGCGACTCCGCAAAAGCATTGCACCTAAACGCATACGTTTTTACATGGCTGGTGAATATGGCACAAAAGGGGGACGCCCTCATTACCATGCAGCCATATTCGGATGGAGCCCGAAAGACAAAAGGGAACCAAAAAAAACTCCAGCTGGTAGTCTCATTTATCTGTCCAAAGAGCTTGAAAACGCTTGGCGTCTTAGAAATCCGAGTACCGGAGAGTATGAGTCAATCGGATTCTCAAGCGTGGGAGAACTTACATTCGAATCTGCTGCTTACATCGCACGATACATAATGAGCAAACAAACCGGAAAACATAACAAATACCATAACGCCTATACCGATAGGGAAACAGGCGAAATAGTGAAACGTAAGGACGAATATAACAAAATGTCCTTAAAACCTATGTCAGGCATTAAAGGCGATCCCGGAGGGATAGCCTCAGAATGGTACAAAAAATATCGTTCAGACGTGTACCCACATGATTACGTCATCATCAGGGGGCAAAAAGTAAAACCCCCAAAATACTATGACAAACTAGAAAAAAAATTCAATCCCGAGGAATTCGAGGAAATACTTTACTCAAGGGAAAAAACTGCTAAACTAAATTATCTAGACAATACCGACGCTCGACTCGCAGTAAAAGAGCAAGTTCAACAGGCAAGGCTAGATAAACTTAAAAGAAACCTCACTTAGGAAATCCTCATGAAACTAAATATATGTTCAGTAAAAGATAGAGCAGCCGATGCATTCGGACGACCAATGTTCGTACCATCTACCGGAGTTGCACTTCGTTCATTTTCTGATGAAATTAATCGCGCTGACTCTGATAATCAATTAAATAATCATCCCGACGACTTCGATTTATATGAGTTCGGACTATTCGATGACAATACTGGTCTATTTGAATTATATGAACAACCAAAGCTATTAGCTCTTGGTAAACAAGTAAAGATTAAAAACTAAGCGAGGGGAAAGGGTTATCTTTCCCCCGCAACCACTTAAAAGGTTAAATATGCACCGCAATAAATCAGTAAACCTTCATCAGTTTACAACCATACCAAAAGCGGATATACCCCGCTCTAAATTTGACTGTCAGTCAACACACAAAACCACATTCGACGCTGGCTATCTCGTCCCAGTTTACGTTGACGAGGTTTTGCCCGGAGATACATTTAACTTAAATATGACGGCATTCGCCCGTCTATCAACACCGCTATTTCCAATCATGGATAACATGGTAATGGATAGCTTCTTTTTCTTTGTCCCCAATCGCCTAATTTGGAATAATTGGCAAAAATTCATGGGGCAGCAAGAAAATCCAACTGATTCCATCAGTTATGTAGTCCCACAACAGGTGTCACCGACAGGAGGCTATGCCATCGGCAGCCTCCAAGACTATATGGGACTACCAACTGCCGGACAAGTTACTGCTGGTAATACAGTAACCCATTGTGCTTTTTGGCCTCGTGCTTACAATCTCATTTGGAACGAATGGTTCCGAGATGAGAACTTACAAAATTCAGTAACAGTAGATAAGGGCGACGGCCCCGATGCGACTGCATCAGTATCTTATCAATTATTACGACGTGGAAAACGTAAAGACTATTTCACATCAGCTCTACCTTGGCCACAAAAGGGAGCAAGCGTAACACTCCCTTTAGGATCGAAAGCTACTGTTTATGGAACTGGAAAAGCCGTAGGTCTTACTGATGGCACTTCTAATTTTGGATTAGGATCAAGTGATAATGCTCCATTACATGCTTACAATAATCTCTATAACGCAAACACCGGTACTGCTATTTCCGGTGGAAATTCAACATCAAAAGCTCTCGGTGTAGTTACTTCCGGTGTATCAGGACTTTATGCAGATCTATCAACTGCAACTGCTGCAACAATTAATCAATTACGTCAATCATTCCAAATTCAAAAACTTTT